GCTTTTGCTTCGTCTAATTCAGCACGCTTCGCTTCTTCTATTACTTTACGGTATTTTTCAATTTCTAGAGATTGTATCTTGCCATTTTCCCACACCCACTCTTTACCTTCCATGATACCTTCAACGAAAGCATCTGGTGCGGATGGGTCTGCAACTATATCAGCAGCAGTAGCAAGATAGAAGTCAGAGTTAATAACATTTTTGCCATTAACTTGTTTCATTGACCCCATACCTCTAGATGATACCCCTAATTGAGCACCTTCGTCAATTAAATTCTTGACGATTTTGCCGTAAGGTGTATCCATGATCTTAGCTTCGCCAATGAAATTTCTTCCTTCTGGTTTCAAACTAGTAATCATATGTGAAACTCTTTCGAGGTTCACGGTCGGTCCGTCAGGATGTCCTAACTCACCGAAAGCTCTTTTCTTTTCTACGAATTCTTTATTGTATCTACCTACTTCTTTAGATAGTACATCTACTGGATAAATTCTACCATTACGATTTTTTATATCACCTTGTAGAAAGATACCACGAATTTTATAATCTTTACCACCATTACTTTTATCTTCAGTAATCAGTTCTATATTTTCAATAGTTTCTGTGATTAATTTCATTTATCTTACCTCTACTATGATAGTATAACTATCACCGTTATTAAAATTTCTTGTACTAAACAGTACATCACCAGCTGGGGATTCACTTGCAACTAGTGTAGCAGTATTTGCAATCTCATTACCATCAGTTCTTAAATCCCAGACACCTTGTCCAGTTAAAACAACTGCTGTCGAGTTTGCACTTGAAGCGCCACTACCCGCCCATAATATTTCTACAGCACCTTTTGGGTCCTGTGTATTGATAGACCAGTTCAACTTAGATATTTTCTTTGTTGCATCCTCGGACATATAAGTTAATGCCGAAGCGTCCATCTTTTTAACTAAAGTCTCACCACTACCATCTGACAAATTGGTAAACTTCATTGTAGTCTTTTGACCACTTACATCAGCTATAGTTTGACTTGTTACCGTGTCAGCCATTATATTACTCTACTAGTTTAGATTCTAATTCTCTAATAACTTCTTCTAACTGCTCTTTTTTAGCTCTTAGTTTTGCTAAATCTTCGCCGTCAACTTTACCGTTATTGTTTTTATCAATTTTCTTTTGAGCAGGAGAAAGTTCTTCTTGATTATGTTCGCCTTCACCAGGATGATAAGGTTCTTTTTCTGCCTTTTTCATCTTATGGTTAGAAGCCATTTTCATACCTTCAGTTTTTTCTAATATACCTTTAGCTGCTTTTTCAACATCATCTTCAATTTTAACAATATCAGACACCTTTAACTTTGTTGGTCCCTTTTGATTATTAGGAATTATAACACCATTTTTACCAGAAGCTTTCATATCACCATTTGGTTTAATTTCATCTATTACATAAACCTCTGATCCAAGTCCTTTGATTGTACAATAGTTACCTACTTTAATTTTATCTTTATTTTGAGAAGTTAGCTGTTCAACTTTTTCTTTATCTTTTTTTGGTTCCATCATTTCTGATTTATCGCCGTCTTTTTTAGCAATAGCTTTCTGCAATCCTGCAGGAAGTTTTTTCTGAGCAGCTGATAATTCTTCGTTCAATTCTTTGTTTAAAGTTTCACCTTTAAGTACAGAAGCGGCAGACTCTGCAAGTCCTCTACCAATATGTTTGTAATTACTATGCATTTGTTATCCCCTTATGCTGTAAAGTTTTTATCTTTTCTTAATTCTAATATGATGTAACCTGTTGCACTAGCGGCATTAGTTTGAATGTCGCCTGATGTTGCACCAGTATTTGTAGCGTCATTAGCAATAGCAGGTCCTGCATATGTGCCTGTACCTGTAAGTCTGATTGCTGTTGTATCAGCTGACGCACCTTTAAATTGTACCAGTACTGAACCAGCAAGGGCGTGATGTATTTTTACAATACTTAATTTCGCACCGTTAGCGTGTCCTGATAAACCACTTGCGTCTACTGCCGCAGCAGTAGTAGCACTATCGGCTGCGTGATCTAGACGAACTACAACTAGACCGCCAGCAGAACCGGCACCCGTAGGTATATTGTCGTCTCTTAATGTTTTTGTTGCGAATGCCATAAATCTCTCCTATTAACTATTTATACTATCTAAGAGTTTCTCTCTCTAAATAATCCATAATTTTATCTTTGTTAACACCATACTTTTTTACTACTCGAGCAATATTAGTGTCTATCTTATCTAACGAATCAGAGGTTCTGAATAAGTCATCTACCGCCTTTTTCATTTTAGGTGATAATTTCTTATATTCTTTACTCTTTTTGTGTTCTGATTCGTCTAATGACGAAACATATTCGTTATACTGTCTCATCCTGTGTGGGTTCCTCTATGCCATTACCAGAAAAAGGATCAACCTCGGTATATGGAGCACCTTTTCCTGTGCCTAATATATCTTCTTCGGGTTGTGCCTCTACTTCTACAGCAGGTTCTTCAGGCGATTCTTCAGTTTCAGGTTGATCGTTCATCCATTCACCTGCAACATCTTGACGCCTATCATCTAGTGCTGTTGAAATCTTACTAGCAAGACCATTTTTAAATGCCTTCTCGGCAGTAATATTATCTCCTTGAGATAGAGAATCTATCATATCTTTAACATGGTTTACTTCAGGATTATTATCCTGTGTTTGTTCTTCACTCATTCATTTTCTCCTTTATTCATTATATCTCGTTCAATCTCATTTTCATCATCTTCAGATTCTAATGGATCTGCGATTACGCCGGCTTGAACTTCGTTAGCGATTTGTGAATTGATTTCTAAAATCTCTTCATCTGATTGTCTTAACACATTCTTTCTTAGATATTCTACTGAAAAATATTTACCAACATAAGGTGTCAGTTCATTTGCAAGATTAATTCTTTCTCTTAGCATTTCAGCAGTTTTTAATTCAGCAAAATGTCCATCTTGTAAAAAATCATATTGAATGTGTTGTTTAATTCTATCCCAGTCATCTATTGATATAACACCCTTTAATACTAATTGTGTTTTCAATAAGTCTTGAAATAGACCTGTAAAGCGTTTTCTTAATCTTTGTACAAATTTAGAAAATTTTACTTCGTCTCTTGTAATTTCAGCACTTTTACCAATACTAAAACCTTGATCTTGTTCCATTCTACTTACGGGAACATGAAGTGATCTGTAAACTCGTTTTTGAAAATACTGAACATCATTTATCTCACCTAGATTTTGTCCGCCAGGTAGAGTAGAAATTTCTGTACCTCGGCCACCTTCTCTTCTAGGTAACCAGAAGTCCTCGAGCATTGACATATGTTTTCTGTCATCTCGCATTTCTCCGGTGTTAGCGTCATAGACAAGTTTATTTCTATATCTTGCCATAACATCTTTTAGATATTGTTCTGCCTTGATCTTAGGTAAATTACCAACATCAATATAAAATATTCTTCGTTCAGGTGCCCTTACGATACGATAGATAACTATTGCATCCTCAATCATTCTTAATTGATTGACAGGTTTAATTGCTTTATGTAAATTACTTAAAACAACATTTTTGTTTTGGTCAATTACGCCTGAAGTACAATATGTAATAGCGTCAGGTGCTATCTTAACACCCATATTAGAGTTAGGTGAAGTCATACCTTTTTCGTTATAGACATACCATTCATTTACTGCCTGGGTCATCTCTACGCCTTTAATACTTCTTTGTTTTTTTATTTCTCTAACTTTACGAATTTTTCGTGGGTCAATGTATCTGATTTCTGTTAGACCTAATTTAGGTTTTTCAGGATCGATAACTTTATGATAATAAACTCTTCCGTCTATATACCATCTTTTAAAAATATCGTGTCCTTTCTCATCAAATTGTAGTAAGTTAAGAACCTCATCAAATTCGTCTCTTATTTTACCTTTAATTTTTTCAGAAAGTTGTAAATTGTCTAGTGATAGACTTACTGATTGATCTCTTTCATTCGATACGATTGACTCATTTACTATGTCATCTATTGCAGTATCTACTTCTGGATAAATTGCAATTTCTCTATATCGTCTAATTAGTTCTTCTTCATTCTTCGCCCCACCTTCTTGGTCGAGATAAGATCCGAAGTAACCACCAGCAGAGATTGTTGTAGTGCCGTCATCTGGCGTAGGAACGGTGAAACTTTGTGGAGATCCACCGTCCTTTGCTTTAACGGGTCTGGTTATTTGAAAGCCAAATAATTCAGCCATTTATATTCCTTTTCATAATATTGTGATACTATTATTTATATGATAAATTAAGTAGTAGTATCTGTTTCAAAGTACTGATATCTAAAAGTACAACTGAAAGTTTCAACCGCTGAATTATCAGAATAAGATAAGTCAATCGGTGCTAGAGTAGTTGGGAAAGAACCTCTTAATGTATAAGTTTTAAGAGTAGATCCGTTTCTATCTAACTGGTCAACAAAAGCGTCAACTTGGTAGTCAACAGGATTTGTTAAACCCTCGTTATCAGTCATATTATTAATACCATTCATCCATCTTTCCAAACCATTTCTGACTAGGAAGTCTGTGTCGTTTAGTATTGTAACCGTCCAAGGTTCAAATTCTCTATCACCAGCAATGTATAGAGTACGACCTCTAAACGGTATCGGTGTTTCAGAAATTGTCATTCCAGGTAACTGAGCAGTAGTACATAAGAACGCCATTTGTTGCGTCTCACCACCAACTGTTGAGTAACCAGGGAAAGGCATTGTTACCTTGAACTGATTCGCTCTTGCACCGCCTCCAGAGAGACGAGCTTTAAAATCGTTTATATTAGCCATTTTTTTATTCTCCTCTTTCTAGGTTAAGCGCCAGCAACTTCAGAAAAGGACACGCCAGTTCTTGTTGCTACGAAGTTTAAAGTTATGAAGTTAATTGAACGGTTAGGTTTGATAAAGATATCAGCCCTAAATTCGTTTCTGTCAATTACTTCGCCAGTATTGTTTGTATCATCACATACTACTAAGAAGTCTGTAAGACCTCTTCGTCCTTGTACATCTCTTAAAAACGGTTCTACTGAATTTCTAAATTGAGCTCTTGTAAATTCATCATTGAATTCAAATAACTGAAATTTAGAAGCAGTTGAAATTGCTTTTTCGAGAACGATAAACAATCGTCTAACATTGATACGATCAAATGCACTTGGTTTTGATAACATAGTTTTGTCACCAAATAGTACAGTACCTTGACCAGGGAATGTTGCGACAGGATTTATTCTTGCACGATATAAAGTGTCTCTTTGAGATTTGTTAGGACTATAAGCAAGTTTAACAGAACCTCTAATTTGACCTCTATTTA